ATCTTGTCTACTACTATTGCAATTTGCGCATACCATTGTTTTCATATCTACTCTATACCATCCTTACTATATAAGTGTTTGTCTGTCGGTATTGCTACTCTCCAACATTCACAGCCTTTAAATGTATTTGCACCACAGCAACCACAAAATACATTATGTCCATGCTGTTCATACATTCGACTTACAGTTTTCTTATGTGCGTTACAGTATCCATTTGTCATATATTATCTATACCATCCTTACTATATAAAGACTTGTTTGTATGGAATAAGAACTTACTCTTAGTATCCATATCATCATGAAACATCTTTGTTAAGTTTACTTTTCTAGTAACATAATGTAATAGATATGCTCCGCCAAATAATACTATCATTAGTATATAACCATCATAGTTATCTGAGACTTGGCTAGAATCTCCATACGTAGGTATATCTTCGTTAGTAATAGGTATTAGATTATCCATTTTTTAATCTCTCTTTCATATATGCTTGTCTGAGTTTACCTATCTTTGTATATTTCTCTTTGTCTGTATATATTTTCTTTTTCATACTTCTTTTCTTTCTATAACCTCTATATGCCTTCAATACTGCTCTAAATGAATTAGAGATTATCTTTTGTTCTCTTTTACTTAGTCCTGTATATTCTCGGATAAAGTCTTTAGCCATGTTTTTCCCTTCTCTCTATTGCTTCTAACCTATCAATATGTTTTTTGATTTTAGATTTTTCTTTATTTATAAATCCAAAACCTCTTATATATTCTTCGTTCTCTTGTCTTTTTGCAAATGCTATACTTCTATTTTCTAAATTTTTACTTACATGAACTTTTTTAATAGACCTTATTTTATTTTCTGTAGATTTATTACTTGCTATTATATCTTGTAGTTTTCCTATTTTCCTTTTACCAGCGAATAATATTCTTATTTGGTCTGCTAAGTGTGTCATACCGTCTTATCTCCTATGTCAGAATACTTTAGTTCTACAGGTGTTATAACTTGTCTAGTCTTATAGCATGGATAAAACATTCTAGCAGTTTGTCTACTACGGTAATAAGTCTTTTCAATTCTAAACCCTTCTGGTTCTTGTTCATCTAATTGTGCTTCTATATATTCAAAGTATATAGGTTCTGGGTAATTATTATCACCCCATCCCATATTATTAGGGTCAATAATAGGACGACATGCTACTATCTTATCGGTCATTAGTCTAATCCATTTATCATACTCACTTAATATTTGTCCTGTATATATTACTTGGAAATTTCTTTTTCTTGCTTGGCTTATGAAGTTTACTAAGTGCTTGTTTATGAAAGAACTAAAACTTCGAGCATTTGCTTGTGTTTTCATCTCGTCTAATACTAGAATCTTTTGAGTATTAGTATCTGGGATTTTTTCATCTAGCAATAGTTTAATCAAGTCTACTGCATCTATATAATGATAATTACCTCTTTTCTTAGTCTTATAGTTAATATCAAAATATGGATGTAGCCATAAATTACCCCATATCTCAAAACCTAGTAACCAAGATAACCATACCTCTTTAACAGCCTCTAATGTTTTACCTGAACCCCTTCGTCCCCATAGGAACATATCACCCATTATCTTTTAAATCTCCTTTTGGGTATTCCTTCTATTCTATTTCCATATTTATCATGGAATTTTTTATAATATAATGCTATTCGTTCTATAGTATCTAGAATTTCTTTTTTCTGTTCTTCTGTATCCATAACTAATCTATGAGCATAGTTATTATGAATAGTTATCCATTTTAGAAAAGTTTCGCCGTATCTATCTGTTGGGTTTTGACATTCTGCACCGCATGTTTTACAACTTATCATATATATGCACCTATTGTTATATGCATCATGTAGATTATTGCAGTAATTCCTAATAATGCTATACTCTTTAAGAAGTGTATGTGGTTATGACAAGATAAACATACATCTGCATCTAATCTTATCTTACACATAGGACATCTACAGTTATTATTATATCTAAATTTCTGTTTACATTGTGAACATCTATAGCGTATATCTTGTATTAGACTACTCATTTACTTTTCCCCAATCCAAAGAATTTCTTTAATCCTGTAGGAGCCACACCACTATCGCTAGAGTCTGCACTTAGTATTTTAACATAGGCATCCTCTCTTTTACGTGCTTTGCTTACCATGTTAGTTTTATGTGTATGAACATGGTGATTATAAATATTCTTATTTAATTGTTCTATTTTTTGTCTATTCTTATCAGATGTTTTTCTAATGCAGAGTAAAGATACTTGATTAAATGCCTCTATAGTATTAACTCTTAAAACATCATCATCATTAATAAATTCTGTAAAGAATGATATTTTTTCTTCGTTCTGCATGCCATTCATTACATGATATTTATCTAGAGATACGGAATTATTATTTAGTTTTGTTTCATCTCTTAGTCTATTAACTAAATCTTCGGCTCTATTACCTACTACCATTATTTCAGGAATTTCTAATTCTTGTGTATCTTTAGGTGTATCTTTTCCATTACCATTATCTATTGTTTTTTCCTTTGTCATTTAGAACCACCATTTAGATTAGATACTTGTTGCTGTAATTGTATATTTTGTGCTTTTAATACTGTTACCTGCTTATCTAATTCTTTAACTTGGTCTTGCGCTTGTAGTCCTGCGGGAACAACTGCTATAATCATTATCATGGCTACTAATGCGATACCCATAGCAACCATAAGATATATCATAGGAATACCACCCTTCTTAACATACATATTAACAGCATTATTTTTAAATATAGTATATGCCTCTTCGCTATCTATATCTTCTGGAAATTCATAATTACGTAGGGCATAACCACCTGTAGCATTATCGAAGGCAGTATCGTAAAACATACGTCCGTCTATACTCTTTATCATACCTCTAGTATTGTAATTAATTTTAAAGTATCTATCTTTTCCACCTACTTTAGCAGAAAAGAAAGGTATTCCATAGGGCACTTTCTTAGGCTTTGTAAGTGTTCTAGTCCCCGTCTCGTCCCATATCCTACAGTATAATTTTCTGTTTTTATACTCTAAAGGAATAGGGATATATGATAAAGTATGAGATTCTTCCTTAGATATTTCAGTATTAAGTAGTTTTTTCTTCTCTATCGCTTCAGGTGAAACTATCTTAGGACTATCTACCATCGTTATCTATTACACCTACTATTATTTAAACGTTTCTTCAGTAAGAAGAATGGCAAAGTGCTATATGAATACAATATTAACACAAATATTATTGAGATATCTTCTATTTCTTCTTGCATGTTTTTTCACCTTTTAACTTAGATGCAAGTTTATCATAATGTGCCATTAACATTCTTTTATATTCCCACCAATTATCGCCTACTAACATCTCATTAGGAAGTCTCATTTTATTTATCATACCATCATCAGGACAAATATAGTAACCGTCTTGGTCTAACATATTACATTTGCATATAGGACACTTCATTTAATATCTGTCACCACTGGAGCATTACTATCATATTGTTCTTTTTCTATTAAACCCTTTCCTGATAATATAGAAATTATAGAAGTCTTTTCTAATGAAGAAACATTATCCCAATTATGGACTATTACATTTTGTATAGGACATCCAGTTATATCATAACTTAATGGTCTACCATCTATATATGTTTTTAAATCTAATTCTGGAATTGAATTAATACAAGAACTAAATCTTTTTTCTATTACTGCGGATTGAGCATAAACATGATTAATATAATAAAGTAATGTTGGGGCTATTATGGCAACTATTAATCCTATAAGTATTTGTTTATTCATTATCTAACCTCTATCTTATACCCGTATACTACTGGGTCATTAGTGCCATTTGAACTTTTCCCCTGCATCTCTATAATATGACCAGAACCATTACACCATGCTGGAGGTGTAATAAATGCACCGTTTGCTATACTATCTGCCGATATTGTAGGTGCTTCATAGAATATATTAGCATTATTGGCTTGGTCTACCCATCGATATTGGTCCGTTCCTGCTCCTACAAAGTCAACCATATAATTTAATTGGAATTGTGTAAAATTATCACATGGTGGTATATCTGCTACTAATAATTCTTGGTCAAATGTAGCAATATAAATATCTGTATAAACAGTAGGTAAATTAGTCTTAGTTGTTCCAGTAATAGAAGGGAATATTATATTTAACATTTTAAATTGTTCTTTAGAAGAAATAGTATTATCATTAGTGTTCGATGTTATAGTGGTTAATACTCCCGCAGTTAAACCTTTCAGGTCACAATTAGAACCAGTTGTAGATGTTTTAATCAATGTCGTTCCACCTGCTGAAGTGCATGTATATGTATTCGTATAAGTTATATCATTTGTAGTATTTGCAATAGATAAACCCGTTCCTGATTTTAATGTCTTTGCATTACAATTACTAGATGTAACATGAATTATTGTTCCCGTTCCTACATTAGAACAAACTGTTGACTCAGGTGAAGTATTAGCAATAGTATAATCATCTGTAGTATTAGTTATAGAAATACTACCACCTGCTATTAGTGAAAAGGCATTACAATTAGACCCTACTTTATGGATTGGAACACCTGTCCCTAAATTATTACAGTTTGTTGACTCTGTGGCTAATGTTCCGTTATAGTCTATAGTTATTGTATTACTACTGTTTGTTATAGATATATCGGCAGAACCTTTTAACGCTTTTGCATCACAATTAGTCCCAGTTATATGTATTAATGTTCCAGTTCCCTGATTCCCGCATATAGTAGTATCTGCACCTGACGGAGTAGCGTTCTCTAATGCATCTAATCTTTGTTCTATGCATCCTAATGGTATTGGCATTTGTATAATATGAATAGGTATAATCATACAGTTATTATCTACTGCATAAGCATAATTGAATGTGGAATAAGAACCTAATACCAACAATGCGATTAAGAGTATTGGAATTATTTTCATTATGTCCACTTCTGCAATTGGAATAGCACTCCCATTAATACAAAGAATACACTTAATACTATTAGATATGCATAGGTGTCATTACTTTGTATATTATAGTTAGTAGGAGTAGCAGAAATTACAGGCTTATCATATAATAGTTGCATATGAACATCTCCCGTAGCATCTGACCAAGTGCCTCCTACGGTTAAAGTAGACCTTTTACTATTTGCACCGTCGAATACATTATCACTTGAACTATCTACATATACAGAGATAAAATCGGTTGCTGTTCCAGTATTATAAAATACTCCTACTCTATCATATAACGATAATGTCCAATAATCATGGTTAGGTAAACAATACATAAAACCTCTCTGTAGTGTAATAAGACTACTTGCTGTTTGCGTTCCGAATACTTTAACTATTTGTAAATCATCTCCTAATATTCCTACAGTAAAAGAACCAGTTGGGGCACCTGTTTTAGCCATATCTACTCTTATACAAGTTATCTGTTTATTATATAATACTGAATTTATATTAATAGCATGTTCTGATATACCCGCATTTATATTATTAAGGCTTACTGCTGTAGAACCAGTAGTAACATTCATAGGATAATCTAATGTATAAGTGAAATTATCTCTATAGTCTACCGTAATGTTTGTTACTAATACTATTAAAGCGAATATCATTATACCAGCAAATATCATCATCATAGGTGAACCCTGAGTTTTTTTAATACCTAATACTATACCAAGTATACCTATTGTTAATGCTATTCCAATATACAAAACAAGTATTTGAAAAGGTATAGCACTTATAGCCATTTTATCCTCTTACCACCATAAACACACCTATTGCTATAAATGATATGAATATTATATTCACATAACTAAACCATGTTAACCCTGTTACTTGAGCAGGTGCATTAATTAAACTATAAATTAATGTTGCTACTGCTATTACCTTATGAAAAAATTCTGTTATAGTTTCACTGATATAAAACATATATCCACCTGCTACACTTGCAACATTATACCAATTATTAGCAGTTGTATATACAGCAGTATTAGCGTTCATAGTTTCACCATCTCCACAATGAAAAACAGTAACATGATAATTAGAAGTGCTATTATCATATGTTACATTATAGGTTACAATAGTGCCTACTATATTAAGATTAGTTGCTACACCTGAATTTATTGGATAAGGACAATTTATTTTTAACTGTTGCACATTTATTGTTGATAGACTAGAACTAAAGACAAATGATAAAACCATCATAAATATTATGGGAAATATTATTAATGCATAAAATACTGCTGTCATTCACTACCACCTTTCACCTGTCTATATATTCCAAATGTTGTTATTCCCGCCATTACTGCAACCATTGTATAAAATATTATATCGCTTATCCAATGCAAATACCAAGTAAATCCTATATCAACTATTAACATAATTACTAGTAATAAAGGATTAATCTTTAATGCATCCATTACTTGAACATCTTTTCCACCTAAGTATTTTTGTGCTTCATGATGTATAGTAACCAATACCGCATAACTGAATATGATTATAAGGAATAAATACATTAAGCCTACTCCGTTAGTTCTTGCATCTTTATTAGTGCAAGCATCCGCACTTATACCAAATGCACAATATATTTGTGCTCCGAATGATGTTATATTTGCATTACTTCTTTGTGCTCCTAATGCGCCAGCAGGTCCAGCATCAGGAACACCATCACCGTTAGTATCTGTAAAACATACGTCTGTAGTAGTATCTCCATTTGTATCGATGCATACTGTAGTCGGTCCCGAGGGTGCTTGTGTAAATCCTTCTAATATGAAAAATTTAGCCTGAGCGTTAACATATCCTACAATTACAGTATGGTGTTCATTATCTATAGCCATAGAATCAGGTTCTTGTCCTGCAAAATTACCCTGATATTCATCTATTTTATCATCATAATTAGGACTACTCCAATACATTCTAACCATCTTTGATAGTGTCTGAGTAGATGAACAATATACATAAGTCTTATTTCCCACTACGTCAAAATCTAATGCTCTTATTTCGCTAGAACATCCAGACTTTGCACTATCTACAAAACAGCCAGTATTAAAGTTAACACATGCTGTTGTTCCTTGTCCTGCACTAGCAGTTATAGTATATACATATCCAGAGTCGGGACCAGTGCTAGTAATATAATAATTACTAGAGCCTACTGCACCAAAAGCGAATCTATCATTACTTGTAGCGTCTGCACTTGTTCCTTTACCCCCCATATATGTTAATACAGTTGCACCTACAAAACCATTACCAGATGTTAAACCAGTAAATGCAAAAGTAGATGGTGAATAAGATTTACCACACGAACCAGCAGGACAAGAACCATACATTATTAATAATCTTTTATTCAGTCTATTACCATCATAACTATTACTTGCTATTGCTGTTACTGCTACTAGGTCATTAAGCATACCACCTGCACAATTACCCTCGGTATGTCCTATTCCTAATATTTGTGTGGCACCTACATGTAATAATTGTCTTTCAGAATTAGCAGAACATTTAACAACAATAAAAACAGTAATTCCACCCGTTCCTATACCTGTTTGGTCATAGCCAGTCATTACACTATCAGGTGGATTACTTGACGAAATATTCATATAACCATCTATAATCCTATTACTTCCTATTGTGGTAATTCTTATTAATTGGTGTGGATAACTTGAGTTAGTAGATATTATAAAAGTAAAACATGAATTAACACCGCACCATAAATCTCTAGTATAAAAGTCCCAATTTGTTCCGACAACTGCAAAAGGACACCCACTATTACACACAGCAGGATTTAAATTAAAATCTCCTACTACTGGTCTTATGTCAAAAGATGTCTGAGTAGGTGGAACAGTAGGGGAATTAGAAGGTTTTATAATATCCATTTTTACAGGTGCATTATTTCCTGCTAAGACTGTATTTGATATAGCATAATTAGCATCACCTGATTCTTGATAGAACATAGTTTTCTTACTGTTTGATAATACTAAATCAAAACTAGTAACAACCGCATTAGCAATAGTAAATGGTTGAGTGATTAAAGCCATAAATGAGATTAGGAACATGCTTATAATAGCAAATATTACGGGCTTTATTCTTTTGTTTTCCATTACATCACTTTAGTTAAAGAGAGGACTACAGGGTTTTAAAACACCTGTAGGGAGATTTATCTAGTTCTTACTACTTGCCTTTTCCAGACAGCAAGTGATATGCTCCAATCGCTGCACCTACTATAGCCAAGAAGATAGCGAATACCAAGAATATTTCTGTATTCTGTAGCATAGTCTTTGTAGTTGCCTGACAGTTAGTGCATGCAGAACCCTTCGTATTGTTAGCCAATAGTCCTACGCTAGATAGGAATACCGAACCTATCAAGATAGCCACGACTACCAAGAAGATTACCAATTGCACACCAGAGCCAATATTTACCATTAGGAATTAATCACCACTCTATACCTATGGCTCTATAGAAACTACTGCTATATAAACTTATTCTCAGAGGCACTTGCTATTTGGTTAGAATAGTAGTAATCCTCTGAGGGGAATTACTAATTCCCAATATTGCCCGAAGGCGCAATATCTTAATATCCCATCGATTATTTAAATCTATCTTTTCGGCAAACCCTTAAAGATTTATATGTAAGGCATACTATTTACAAATCAATGAAATTCTGCAATCGATGTGGTTGCAGACTGATTCACCGTTCGAATGATTTGCTTTGTATCACATGCCTTAGTAATTCTGATAATAATAATAATAAAAGAAGTAATAATAATATAATATCCTCTAGGAAAGTGTGTAAATCGAGAAAACAGACTGATTCTATAGTAAGAGAGGATTATCTCCGATTTACACTATATGGCTATGATTAACATCATACTCCTATTTAAACCTTCATAAGTCAGTTTTTGCTTACTTAGTAGTTTTTTACTACTACCAAATTTAAATAGACGGCACTCGTAGGGGTATGTTACATGACGAACGAAAAATTCTGTGATGTGCACGGCTCAGAAACTGGCAGACGACAGCCAATAGATTCTATGCGAAGTCTCCAAGTGGAACAATGGATGAAGGTAAAGGGCAAGAACAAACTATTTTACAACAGAGTAGATATATGTCTTGCAGACGTAGCAGACAAGATAGTAAAGCCTGCTAAAGCCCTAGGTGTAAACTTCGAGAACAATTGGAAAACAGACGTTTGGCTAATAGGAGAAAGCGGTAAGAAATACAAGTCTCCTATGACTATGGACGAGTATCTAGCACATCTAGAAGCAACAGCAAAAGATAAGGAATTGGCAGAGTTAAGGGCACGGACACGCTAGACTTGCAAACTCTACAAAGAACATCAGACAATTTCACCATTGGGATGGTGAATCTCCCCATTATTTTAGATAATGGTAAACCAATAAAGTATGTTACAGAAGAAGGTAAAGAAAAATATCGTGTTGTTCCCGATATGCGTTATCCGTTCTTTGAGTTAGATAATGATGCATATTTTAAAAAGGTAATGGACGCTTACGAAGATTTAAAATTACCTGTATATGTTCACCATACTATGAGAGGTTATCACTTCATATCTTTAGTTGCACTACAAAAAGATTGTTATGCACAATGGATAAAACCACTTATGAAGTATAACCCTAAATGTCCTATGGTTACTTTACGTATTAAGCCTAATAAATGGGTTGACGAACAACAAAGTTTTTGCACTGGATTAGTAATGCCTAACGGTGCTGGCGATATGGCAATATCAGAATTAGAAAAGGTTAAGATGTGGATTGAACATCAGTTTATTGGTTTACTAAAGATGAATTATTATGTTGTTAAATATCGTATGACTGGTGAACTAGGAGATTTATAAAATGAATTTACCTAAGTTTAGAATACAATTAAAAATAACTGATAAATCATATAAGTTATCAGAAGCAAAACATAAAGGTAAAAGAAATAGGAAAAGACTTTTACAAAGGAGAATTAAGTAAAATGATAATGACAAAATGTGATAATAATAAGTGTAATGCAATAGAACAAACTAATGAAATATATGCAAATTCCAGGTGTTTTTATTGTAAAACAGGTAGAATAAGAGAGATGAATAAAATATAATGTTTTGGTCATGTCCTAACTGTCATAATATCTTTTGCGAAGGTCATGCTGTATTACATCAATGTGATACTAAACTAAGTAAGATACCTAAAGAAATTACAACTGATTATACAGAATGTATAGTATGTAGATTTAGGAGTTTATATAAATGATAACTACAGA